TAGAAGAGATCAAAGAAGAACTCGAAAAAAACGTCGATAGCTACTTGAACTATGTTGTTGAAGAGTGGAAAGAAGAAAATAAAGTAGCAATTGACACTGGACTCAAAGCTGAAATTACTGAAGAGTTCATTCAAGGCCTACGCAACCTTTTCGTAGAACATTATATTGATATTCCAGATGATAGAGTTGATGTAGTTGAAGAACTTTCTCTGGAAATTGAAAGCCTCAAAGAAGATCTAAATGAAGCTCTCAATACAAATATTGAGATGAAAAAGAGAATCAATGAAGCTAGAAAAAACGAAATAATTCTATCTGTTTGTGAAGGTCTAACAGCCACACAAGTAGAGAAGATGAAGACACTTGCAGAAGGTGTCGATTTCACCGCAGGAGGTGAGTTTAGAGAGAAGCTTGAGCTCATAAAAGAGAACTACTTCTCCAATAAGGTGCAAAATCAACAGACTAAAAACCTGTTTGAATCTGCTGAACCTGTACACTACGAGGAGCAAGAAGTTCCCGCGTACATGCAGCAGTATGTAAATGCAATCTCAAGAACTGTAATAAAGTAAGGAAACCACTATGTATCTTTCAGAATCATTACAAAGAAAGTGGGCTCCGGTTCTTGAACATCCTGAACTCCCAAGAATCGAAGACCCTTATCGGCGCTCGGTTACTGCGGTAATTCTGGAGAATCAAGAAAAGGCGTTCAAAGAAGAAGCAAACATCCTAACGGAAGCTGCTCCCGCTAACTCCCTTGGTGGAGCCGGTTATACAACTGGTGCGGATGCTGCTGGTCCGGTAGCTGGCTTCGACCCAATTCTGATCAGTCTAATTCGACGTTCACTGCCAAATCTTATGGCATACGACATTTGCGGCGTTCAGCCTATGACTGGTCCAACTGGTCTTATCTTCGCTATGCGTTCCATCTACGCTAACACCACAAGCAGAAGTTTTGCTGATGGTCGAGCAGAAGCTTTCTACAACGAAGCTAACACTGCATTCAGCGGTAACGGAACTCATACTCTGTTCACAACTGGTAACGATCCAGACGCTAACGTAAACCCAGGTACTTCGAATAATGATATTTTCGGTCTGGGTAACGTTGGTGAGGCAATGTCAACAGCTTATGGCGAAGACATTGGCGCTAGCGGAACACCTATGGCAGAAATGGGCTTCTCAATTGAGAAAGTTACCGTAACTGCTGGTACTCGTGCGCTGAAAGCAGAATACACCATCGAACTGGCTCAGGACCTGAAAGCAGTTCATGGTCTAGACGCAGAAACTGAACTCAGCAATATTCTGTCAACAGAAATTCTTGCTGAAATCAACCGCGAGGTTGTTCGTTCAGTTTATGCTATTGCTGCTCCCGGTGCTCAAACTGCTAACGTTCCTGGTATATTCAATCTGTCTGGTACGATTGATACAGACGGTCGCTGGCAAGTAGAGAAGTACAAGGGTCTAATCTTCCAAATCGAACGAGAAGCGAACAAAATCGCTAAAGATACTCGTCGCGGGAAGGGCAACATGATTGTGGTCTCCACAGATGTTGCTTCTGCTCTTGCGATGTCAGGTCTGCTCGACTATGCAGGTGGACTCGTTGGATCTACTCAACTGACAGTAGACGACACCGGCAATACTTTTGCTGGTACTCTGTTTGGTCGAGTTAAGGTCTATGTTGACCCCTACTCTGTTGCTGGTGCTGACTACGTTGTAGTTGGATACAAGGGAACTGTAGCATATGACGCTGGTCTGTTCTACTGCCCCTATGTTCCTCTGCAAATGGTTAGAGCGATTAATCCTAATACGTTCCAACCAAAGATTGGCTTCAAAACAAGGTATGGCCTTGTGATGAACCCCTTCTCTAAGGGCGCTACACGTTCTGATGGTGTTCTCACCAACAACAGCAACGTTTACTACAGAAAGTTTATTGTAAGCAATCTGAAGTAATAAAATCACCGCAGAGTGATTATTGGGGGAGCTTCGGCTCCCCCATTTTTTATATAAATAAATGAAACAACGGGTGTAATCGTATGTCAATACGCAGTCCAGCAAATCAGAGCATAGCTCAACCAACAAAATATCAATTAATATTTGATAGACTACCTGAAGTTAATTTCTTTTGCCAGTCTGTAGTGCTTCCTGGCGCAAACATAACTCCAACGTATTTCGCCACACCGTTCATCGATCAAAATCTTCCCGGCGATAAACTAAAATATAATGATTTTTCAGTCTCTTTTATTATTGATGAAGATTTCAAAAGTTGGTTTAGTATTTACGAATGGATGGTTGGGTTGACATTCCCAGAAAGTTTCGAACAATATAGAAATCTAGATCAATTAGCCAAAATAAATTACGGTAACATTTCAGCTACTAAAAAATTAGCAAAACCAGCTTATAGCGATGCAATATTAACTTTAACTACAAATAAAAATAATCCTAATATAAGGGTTAAATTTTATGATGTATTTCCGGTAAGCCTGTCTTCGGTTAATTTTAGTTATGCTGAAAGCGCAGAACAAGTTTTAACAGGAGAAGTATCCCTTTCGTTTTCTTACTTTACTTTTGACAGAGTATAGAGTATAATTTATTATATTTTTTCTTGAGGAAACTCCTTAATGATCCCTAAAATAGATGAAATTGTTGAACTATGGGAAAAAGACTCAGTTATAGACAGTACCGAACCCGGTAGAGAAATTCTTAGAATACCAATTCTCCACTCAAAATATACTAAATTTTTGACAAATCATTCACTGGCTTCTAAACAGTGTACGTTTGAATATGCTAAAATGAAAAAAGTGAAGATCGATTATTATTCTGGAAGATTAGATAAAGAGGATCTAGATAAGTATGGTTGGGAACCATTTAGATTTGTACTTAAATCCGACATCAATATATACATTGAAGGTGATATAGATTTGCAAAAGATATTAGCTAAAAAAGTATTTCATGATAACGCAGTAGAACTTTGTACTATGATCGTAAAAGAATTGAACGCAAGAACATATCAACTCAGATCCTATATGGACTGGGAAAAGTTTATAGCAGGGCAAAGATAATATAGGAGCGGATTGAGAGAATTGATAGTAGTTGAAAAGGTTAATGAAGCATATGTGAAACTTATCTGTAGTGACTCTATTGCAGGAGACATTAGCGATTACTTCACCTTTTTTGCCCCAAACTATCAATTCTCTCCAATGTTTAAAAAAAGAGTTTGGGACGGTAAGATAAGATTATACAATAAAAAAACTTCTTATCTGTATTTTGGATTACTAAAATATCTTGCAACCTTTGCAGAAGAAAGAAATATCAAACTAGTAGTAAAGGATCTTGATTCTTTCGTAAACGAGTTTGATATAAAAGAAGCTAAAGAGTACGCAGATACACTACAACTATGCTCCGGTGGAAAGCGAATAGAACCCAGAGATTATCAACTAAAAGCATTTAGCAAAGCAATTAGAAATAAAAAAATTCTTCTTCTTTCTCCAACAGCTTCCGGTAAATCTTTAATAATCTATCTCATAACAAGATATCTAATAGATTCTGAATGCAATAGAGGATTGCTAATAGTTCCTACGGTTTCTTTGGTTGAACAAATGTATGGAGATTTCAAAGATTACTCCACTCTAAATGATTGGAATGTTGAAAAGAATTGTCAGAAAATATATTCTGGACATGAAAAAGAAATACAAAAGAATATGACAATATCTACTTGGCAGTCCCTTTATGATCTTCCAAAAGAATTCTTTAGTCAATTTGATTTTATTATTGGAGACGAAGCGCACACATTTAAAGCTAATTCTTTAGCAAAGATAATGACTAATTTAATCAACACTAAATATAGAATAGGAACCACAGGTACTATTGACGATGTAAACGTGCACAAACTCTCATTAGAAGGTTTCTTTGGTCCAGTTTCAAAAATAGTCACCACTAAAGAGCTAATAGATAAAGGACAATTAGCTAAGTTTACTATAGATTGCATAGTTCTCAAGTACCCTAAATATATCTGTGAAGCTGTAAAATCTATGCAATATCAAAAAGAAATAGATTTTATAGTAACTAATGAAAAAAGAAACGAATTTATTACAAATCTAGCCCTAAACCTAAACGGTAATACACTTATCCTTTTTCAGTACGTTGATAAACACGGAAAAGTTCTAAAAGAAATATTGAATAACAAGGTAGAAGAAGGTAGAAAAGTCTTCTTTATATCTGGTGAAGTTGATGTAAAAGAAAGAGAGGAAGTTAGAAGAATTACCGAAAATGAAACAAACGCTATAATAGTTGCATCATACGGTACATTCTCTACTGGCGTCTCTATTCGTAATCTTCATAATGTTATTTTTGCATCCCCAAGTAAATCTAAAATTAGAAACCTTCAGTCTATAGGTAGAGGGTTAAGATTAGGAGATAATAAAGAAGAAGCAACGTTGTATGATATTGTTGACGATCTTAGAGTTGATGATGAGAAAATCAATTATGCAATGTTACACTACGCAGAGAGAATGAAAATATATCATAGTGAAAAGTTTAAAGTTTTAACTCACAAAATAGGATTAACCTAATATGGAAGAAACAAATCAAAAGAATATTAAATTAGTGAGATTGACAGATGGAACTGATTTAATTGTAAATTTAATTTCAGAAGAAGACCATTATGTAACTTTTTCCGAGACATTAGTTCTTTATGTAGAACCTAACTTAGATACTCTAACTCAAATGATGTATCTTTATCCTTGGCTATCACAAGGTGTAGCTAATAACTTGAAGTCAGAATTAAAAATCCTTAGATCTCATGTTTTCTTTATCTCAGAAGTTACTCCTGAAATAATAGAAAGTTATCGTAAAATGTGGGAATCATTAGAAGAAGGTGAGGATAAAGATCCTACTGATTCTGGAGATAAGAAGATTGTATCTTTTAAGAGATCTAAGAAGAATCCAACGAACGTTCACTAATCTCTAAGACACTAGTAACTAGTATATAAAGATTTATTTCATATACGACACAGTGATTTTACTACTTTTCATAAAGGATGTCAAATAAAAATGACTAAAACACATTATGTTAACAATCCAGATTTCCTTTCCGCTTTAATTGAATATAAAGAAAAATGCGAGAATGCTAAA